CAGAAACAAAACTAACCAAGCGTTTTTCGTTGCCGCTTCCAATCTCGATATCGTAACCGGTCCCGCGATCCCGTCAACCTGCAAACCGTAATCGGACTGAAAACGACGCACAGCCGTTTCCGTATTTATACCGAATACGGCATCAATCGACCCCGCGTATATATCCAGCCGTCTAAGTTGCATTTGCATTTTACCCACTGCAAGCGATTTTGTACCCGTTTTTAGCATGTTTTATTTCTTTGCTGGTGACTATGTTCGGTTAACGTCAAAGATACGGCACGAGGTAAATAAATAGAGCACGAATTAAATTCGAAATAGGTGCGGTTCACCTTCGCGATAACTATATACTCATCAGCCGGCAACACTTCCAAAAATTGGTCTACTCGTTCGTGACACTGTGCGTGCGTTTTGAATCGGTGTTGGATGAGTAAGCGCGTGACTTTGTCCGACATCATTTGTAAGAATTAAATATTTGCTTAATCATTTTTAAATCGCTTTGGTTTAACTTAAACCATTCGCCGCGGATTCGCTTCGACTTAAACACGATATGTAAAAATTTTTCAATATATCTATAATGAAACGTAGGCAGTTCTAAAACGCATTCCAAATCGTGGGCGTTTCCGGTCTGTAGCTGTCTTATTCGGCCGTCCGTACCTGGTGTCGAACTAAATCCGATTTTATAGTGCTTCGTTCCGGCTGCGTTGATTACGTAAACACATCCTATTTCGGTTGTCCTGAGCGAATCTAAAACCGTTCCGGCTCCGACTTCGCGCCCGATCTCGATCAGTTTACGCCATGACTTTTTATCCTGAGTTGTTATGGTTACGACTAAGCGCGGTTTACGTGACGGTGAATCTGTTTTATTATTAGGGGAATTCATACTTTTATATCTTGACAAAATGTATTAAATAAATATCTTAAATTATCCAGCAAATCAGCTTGGCGCTCCTCTCCGCGTCCCTTTACGATTCGGCGATTGTTATCCGACTTAATCCGAAGCGTATCCAAACGTAAATTCGGGCACGTGTCTTCATATATTTTCACATCTGGACACTGTGAAATAATCGTGTTCGTTTGTACGTATGATTCCGCGTGTAGCGGGTTCGCTTTGGGTATCCTTAGCAACATAGGCGAAACTTGAAGTTCATCCAATATAATTTCATAGTATGTCTTCGGTACTTTCTGCCGCCCGTCCGAACGGTTTCCGGATGCGTCACCAGTAATCAAAAACGGAAGCGTACACGGGTAACGGCGGTCGCCCCATTTACCAATTTTGCGGCCGGTCTCAGCTAGTATCCATTCTCTTAACTCTCGGCACGTGTCGTATATGCTCGCCTCGCCTTGTTCGATAGATCCTATCTTAAATTCCTTAACGAAATGAACACCGTATTTATAACGGGTCCGATCAACTTCCGAACTCGGTAACGGTCGTTTTTGCATAACGAGAGCCGTCATAGGAATTTTATTAAAATCAAAGCTTAGGTATAACTGTTCATTCCATCTGACCGGCCGCGATGGATGAAATACTTTTTGTTGCAGTTCCTTATCTTTAAGCACGTACACCCACGAATCACCATCGTAATCGACAAAAACACACATGTATTCTTGTTCGTACGTCAATCGGTCTAAATCGTTTTTCGCGTCGGCGATCTCGTCCGGATCAATAAACGGATTAGCTGAAGTCGGCATACGATGAGTCCACCACGAATCCGACTCGTTAGCGGGTACTAAATCTTCGTTACCGTAGTCGTTTAAATTGGCTGAGCCGTTACGGGCGCCACGCTGGCATAGTTTATACCAATAGTTGTTTTTACCCGATGCCGTGCCGATAAAATAGGCGTCGCCTTTGTAGTCAGTGAGGCACGGACGCGAAACGTTTTCCCAATGATATTTCAAAACACGATCCGGAATTTTTTGCGTTTCCTCATAGATTATTCGGTGATATTTCCGGCCTCGTCCCTTTTCTTTGCGGCCTTCGTTGCCGATGGACCACACATCCAGAACACCACCGCCGACGAACCGCATAACTTTTTTTGTTTCGTCTTTGTGCAGGATCAAACCGCCTTCCTTATCGAGTCCGTAACGATCGACGATTTTATTCCATGATTCGGAAAAGTCTTTAAAATCATCAACAAAAATGCCGACCTTTTTCCCATGGAATAGTGCCGGCGCTATTAACGGCCATTTTACGACCGTCATTAAATCAGTCTTACCGAAACGGCGACCGCACACGATAGGATTAAACCTACGCGCGTTTTTTTGTATCAGGCGTTGCCCTGAGTGCGGCTTGAATAGTTTTATTCGTGTTTCGATTTGTATTCGTTTTTATTCGTCGTCGCCTTCGAATTCTATTATTATTTTACGGTCTGTATTCGTGTCTTTGGGCTGATCTGAGTAATTAAAGTTCGCTTTGGCTAGGAATATCGCGACGCTCGGATTTACTTTATTTGCAAGCGCACGCGAAATCATATTCGCTTCGATTTTTTGCTTTGCTTCTTTTATCGTCCCAAAAAAACGCTCGTCGTCGTCGCGTTTCTGGTAGTTCATTAACCCCTCTGTAGTCAGTCCTAGCGCATGAGCTAAACCCGCCACCGTGTACGGTAGTTCGTCCGCGTCCGATTGATCGAAGTACGAATCTATAGCCGATTCCATAGACTCGACTGAGGCCCAAACTTTAGGACGTCCTTTTTTATTCTTCATGTCTTTTAATTTCGTAATCAATATAAAAACGAGCCTTTTTCAAGTCCTCGACATATTTTTTCGGGTCCTTCTTACCGGCTCGGCTAATATATTTAACGGCATTCCCTAAATTAAAGTTTAGGTTCCACGCGTTAATTACTTTGATCGTTTCGAACGGATCGTTTTCGCCGCCGTAGTGGTTCGGGTGTTCGACTTGCTCCATATTGTTTCAAATGTGAATACGTCCGCGCGTCTGGACACGGGCGTTTTTTCGGTTTTATAGTCGATGTAATTTTTCGGTGTTGACATCGGGTTTAGGTTTTGTTGCTTTAGGGGATGGCATTTTGTTTTTAGCTACCCAACCTTTGCACGTCTGGCAGCTAATTTCGCAAGGTTTATCCCTGCATCCCTCTTCGAAGTTTATGCAATACATATTTGGTCTGTTTTTCAGATTTAAAAATACGAAAATTATTTTATAATTGCAAACAAAATACAAGAATGCAAAATAACGGCCATTTTAGCGCACTTAAAATATTTTTGGTATCAATACACCAGAATGTATATAAATGTCATTAGAAACTAATCTAAACCGGTTTAAACTTAATCTCAATCGCGTTTAGTCCGTATAGGTTCGGCTATGCTTTTTAAATATATATATTGTTACTCAGATATAGTTTTCTTTGCAGTTTTACAATATTTACACGATTTACATAGGATTTACATCGAAATTTACACCGAAACGCCCATTATATATATATTATATAATATTGTAAAGTATGTAAATATATATATAGGCCTCGTATGAGACAGTATTTTTTTTTCGGGTCTATGGTTCTTGTAGTTATTTTTTCTTATAGACACCTAAATTTCGCTTTACAAATTTACATTTGGCTGTAATGCCGTGACGGTGGGCGTTTCGTTGTAAATCTGCTAGTTTTACATACTTTACATTTTAGGGTTTCGCTTTACAAAAGTGTTAAGAAAACCTTAAGGAAACCTAAACGAAATCTTAATGAATTAAAAACTAGTGTGTAAAGTTGTTTTTAATTTAAAAATGTTTTATATTTGCTTTATAACATAATTGTAAAAATTAAGGTGATTTTTATAAGTTGCCTTTACAAAAAAATCAACATGAGTATATTAACTGGAAAAGTTATTCGCGTAGGCGAAACCGTAAACGTAAGCGATAAATTTAAAAAGCGTGAACTCGTAATCGAGACCGACGAAAAATATCCGCAGTCGGTTCCGTTGGAATTCGTACAAGATAAGATCGAACTTTTGGACGGAATAAACGAAGGCGATACCGTAACCGTATCGTACAATCTACGAGGCCGTGAATGGAATGGTAAATATTATGTAAACGTTCAAGGCTGGCGATTAGAAAAAACCGGCTCCGCGCCCGCGCCCGTGGTCGAAAATGATCCGGTCGAAGCTGGTGACGATTTACCGTTTTAATCGCTGAGCATAAGAATATTTGTATCCTACCACGTTGTAGAGGTTTTTTCATTTGGGTTTTTAGGTACACGTAATCGGGAACGGTTGCGTGTTTTTTTTGTGTACGTGCATAAAAAAACCGGCTACGAATTAACGCAGCCGGTTTGTATTGTTATCGTGTCAAGCTTTCGACACGATGTTTTATGAACTGTT